TCTGCATAAGTTGCAGCTAGTTTCAGATTCTTTGGATCTGCCTTTAAAGACTTAGCAAGTGAGTTAGCTTCTTTGGTTGCGTCAGACAAGCTACGACTAATCTTGGATATCTCTTCATTAATAACCGACAGATTTCTACTAACTTCTTCAGCCATACTTCCTAAGTCTCTCCTTCCTTATTTTAGTTTTGCTATCTCCTCATTCACTCTCGCCACAATGCGATCATCCATACCCTTAAGGAGATTAATAGCGGTATCGATATGATGAGTAGCCACGCCACCAAAGGCGCTACCCTTATTAAGGGAACGTGCAATCATTGAATAAGGAACTCCTTTTTCGTTATATCCTTTGTACTCGAGTTTCCACCCATAACGACCAAAGGATTCTACAGCTGTGATTTCTATGGTATCCACTAAGTGAGTATGCTCATCATTATCACTTCGAGGAGTGTTTTCCCTAATCTGGTTGAAGCACTTATTTGCTTCCTCATCGATTACCTTTTTAACGGTATCAATCACGGTGGGACCTAGATCCTTAGATAAGGATTCAAGATAATGTACTAAAGATTCCATAACCTCTTACCTCCTTATAATTTGTCTAGGTCGTCCTCCGTGTAAATTCTTGATTTCTTTTCACCTGAGTGTTTCGCGGATTTATCTTCCGAACTGTAGCATTCGATAAATTGCGCTAAATCATCGATATCCCAGTATTCCAGGTATTCGAATGGTATTCTCAGTCTCGTAAAGCAGTATGCTATCTTAATGTCAATATCGTAGTCATACGTTGCCTTCGGTCCAGCTTTACGAACTACTTTTTTGAGTCTTCTTTTCCTATCAATTCTGTAAGAGCTTCAGTTAACTCAGAACTTCCGACGTCATCCATATCTAGGCCATCGTGATCGATGACTCCTTCTAAGTTGTACTTTCTTAGTTCTGGTTCTGCAGCTTGACGGAACGCACAGTACATCGCGGTAACGATTCCAATAAAGTCTATCTCATCAAAGAGTTTTAACTCTTCCTCAGTGACATTCTCTAGGTCTCCTTTAGCGAGCTTCTCCTGGACTTTTGTAAGTTTCGATAAACGAATCGTATCAGCCTGGAGGGGCTTTCCTGTGAGTTTCTTATATAAATTGTAGGTTACTAGTCCACTACAGAGCTTTTTGCCCTTAAATTCTACTATCTTCATGTCCGTTTAATCCTCCGATAGTATTATTGGTTAACTACAGGCTCTTTATAGATAGAACTGTATAATGGCTCACCACTCACGAATCCAGTGTTACCTTCGTAAACTCTGGCATGAGTTCTTTCTTTTCCGCCGGCAGTAATGACTAAGCCTTTGAATTCTAATTCGACTTCAACGGTATCATCTTTTTCGGTTTCAAGTTCTTCATTAAGTGGTTTGAATTGGGCGCAGTAGATCCAAGTTTAGAACTTCTTACCTTTTTCGTTCTTGCCTTCAAAGAAGATACCCACTTTTGGAGTTTCTTGGACACCGGCATAGAAATGCAAGTTACCATTTGAATCTTTAGTGGAAGGAAGGATTGTAGATAAGAATGTTGCGTCTGCACCATACATAGTCATTTTTCCATCTAAGGCGACAACGGATGAATGTTCTTCTTCCTTGTCATCAGCATTCAATGTTTTAGTCTTTAAGACTTTTTGAATGGAGACCTTAATGTTATTGACTTCTGTTTCTCCCTCTGCAAGAGTCATTGGTTTAACTGGAGCACTGTAAACAGGGTATCCATCAGAACCATAGCTCGCGATCGGGAAGATTCTAATTTTTGAGAGTGACATATGCTTTCCTCCTAGATTTTCTTAGTGGCTTGATAGCGGATCTGCGTTAGCTTATCCACATAATCGATGGAATCGAGAGCCACTTTTTCGAACTTCCATCCTTCTTGCTCGAACTGCTCGGCGATTCTTTCCAGAACATCGAGAGTCGACTCATCATTCTCGCCATTTTTCGAGTAGACATCGATACTAGCATAGACACTACGTATTGCTACGCGATCATCAGCACGACCGACTGGATCTATCGATGGAATCGCCCAGATGACTAATATCTCTTTCGGGCTAGCACTTGTGGGCGCCTGGCGATACCAGAACATTACACGTTTGGACTTTTTCTTTATCTCGCCATCATCTAATAACGAGCCATCAATCAATTTTGCCTTCTTAAGAATCGATACAATGTCATCTTGGGCTTTTCTCAATGCTTTAACAGCGTTCATTTGAGCTTACCTCCGATCACTTTTGTATAACCGAGTTCATCAGAGACTCGTTGACAGGTTAATTTTGTTTCAATTTTTCTTAGCTCGTAATCATCAGGTGGAGTAACGACTTTCATTACCATATCCCCATACTCGATATAACAATCTGTATTGACTTCTGGGTGGTAATTAATGACTACAAGGTATGCACTGGTTTCTTTGTGTAGAGCGTTATACACCTCAGTAGCGCTCATTTGCCTAATATAGGCTTTTAGAGACTCGTTTACTGGGTGAAGGTACTGTTTTATCACAACCGACTTTTTCGGGTTGTTAGCGTACTTCTTTTCGATTATACGGAAGACCTTGATATAAGACTTCTTCTCATACTTAACTCTATCCGGCATTGGCTTTAATCCCCTTTACACGGAGAATATCCTTTAAGTCATCAAGGTAAGATGAGATTCCGTATGTGTAATCATACTCAGGCTTATATCCATCCTTCCCATAATAGGATTGTCTTACATATAACTTGGCACACATCTTAGCAATAGGTTCCTTATCGTCTCCCCACTTATCATAACCAGTACGTTGAGAGATAAAGGAAGTGGCTTCATCGGCAAGCTCTTCCAAGTCGTGTAATGGATAACTAGAGTCCTGGTCAATCGCTTTTCTCACTTCATCAGTTGATAGAATTCGTGTTAGTGCCATTTCGGCCACCTCCTTTTCTTTTAGTTTTTAAGTTAAGCTGCTACAAGAGTGATCTCGACAGCTTTGGAACCGTTAGCAATATCTGAAGCAGAGATTTTGACAGTTCCAGTGACGGTGGTATAGCCTTCTTTTGCAATGGAATAGTTGTATGTTCCTTGTTGAACCTTGTACACACCATCAGTGGCTGACACCGCGTCTCCAGATCCGATTGTTCCACCTGTTTTCAAGGTGATGGAATCTGGTTCTGCAGCTTCACCAGAGATTTTGCAGGAGAAGGAGAGATTAGTCTTGCCTTCTTCAATGTCAGCGTATCTTTCGAGGACCGCACCGACAGTATCGTAAGAAGCAGGGATCTCGTGACCTTCTTCTTGTTTGATTAATGCTCTTACCACATCGGCTTTGCTACCATTGACGGCAGTACCGCCATGAGCAACGATGATACGGTTTAAGCTTTCAACGATCTTTCCCATCTTAGGTACCTCCTAGTTAAGTTTTAATTAGGAAGCACGTGTGCCTTTAACGAATGCACCTGGGAATGGTGCGGAGGCACAGAATTGAGCCGCGACGTAAGTTGTGACGTGTTCGTCGATGTCACGAGCTTTTTCGATGTTCATTGGGATGAGCATGTTGGCTTTGAAGTACTTAGAGACGTTACCGACTAAGATGTCGCCATCTTCTAAGTTTTCGTCGACTTCGACTTTTAAGCCGGCCATACTTGTCACGCCGAGACCACCGTTAACGATTGGGAACTTGAAGTTACCATTGTCATCGACCGCGAATGCGATTGCGTCAAAGACGTCTTGAGCAACGTAGATTTTTGCACCACGTCTGTAGGAACCTTTACAAAGCTTAACTGCTTTGACAACGGTTTCTAACTCTTTACCAGCTTCATAGGAGTTAATGCCAGTAGATGTAGCCCCATAAGCAACACCTTTAACTGCATTAGATCCATTGCCGTAAATGAGTTTAGCAGCCCAGTCTTCAGATAAGTCTTCGCTGATTCTTTGCATGATGTAGGCACCGAAGTCGATGTCTGTTAAGGCTTCGAGTTCGTCGGTCAAATCGATAGAGATTTGTAACCAGCCTTTAGATAATTCAAGTTTATTGAGCTTGAATTGGTTTCTACCAGTACCGGAACCTTCAGATTTAGCTTTTGCAGCTGTTCTGCTTTCACGATATGGGAAGACGACTAAACCTTTAACGTGAGTAAAGGCGATGTCGTTTAAGATTGGTGACAATTTACCTTCTTCTTTGAGGAAGTCGAGTAAGATACTAGTAGGAATTAAGATTCCACCATTGTTAACACCATTGACTTCAGAAGTAGCTGCAACATAGGTTGTAGCAGTTGTAGTCAAGGCTTTATCTAAGGCTCTTTTTTCTTCTTCAGAGACAGAGTCGATTGCCTTTTTTCTGGCGTTCATGCCAGCTAAGAAGCATAAAGCTTGTCTTTTTGTGAATTCCATAGTTGGATTTACCTCTTTCCCTCTTTCGAGTTCTTCACGGGCTTGTCTTTCTAATTCTTCGACGCGAGCATTAAGCCCATTTCTCTCGTCGATAAGTTTTTGAGCCTCTTCGTTAAGTTCTTTAGCGCGGGCTTCGGTTAAGTCAGGAAGTTCATTTTCCTTATTAATCTCAGCAAGTCTCGCCATTATCTCAGCGTGTCTAGCTCTTAGTTGTTCTAAGTTCATGTGATACCTCCTGTGGATTTCATGACTTAATATCAGCAGATCCGAGTAGATCTCTTGTTGACTTACGAATTTCTTCAATTCTAGCCGCCTCCGCAGCTGCACGTTTGTCGGCCTCCACCTGTTTGCGGATGTCTCCACAATCCGCTTTACTACGTGCATGTAGACTTGTTTGTTCGTAGGCAGGAACCATAACTGCAGCTACATCGTACAAGGCACGAATGTGATTAATCGTTCTGTTAATAACGAATGTTTCTTCATCCTCCTTAGTCTCGATAACGCAGTCTTGGTCTTTATCTACTGTGAAGGCAAAGGACATACGGTCCAAAATACCTTCCTCTACTAATTTGAATAACTCTTGACCAGTTGGAGTATCGATGACTTTAGCACGCATATGTACACCGTCATCTTTTCCTTCTAATACAAGTGATTTATTACGCACCCTAGCGACAGGGAACATATCTTCCGAATGATTAAATTTCATGAAACAGTTATCACTATCGGTTTCCTCATTAACAGCACCTCTGGTAATTGTCTCATTGAGAATAACCATCTTGCCATCGAATGGGTCCTTATAACGTAAGATTTCAGTTGGAGCGTCATATACGATTGGAACACCTTCAATAATCATTTCTTTTTCTTCTTGACCATCTTCGTGTTTCCTAACCTCGCTATGAGCTCTGACTTCGACTAATCGATGATAATCACCTGCGCGAATCATACGTTCCATTAAGGCTTTCTTTTCTTCATCAGTCATCTTTGTCATCCTCCTTAGGATTATTTGGATCTATTTTCTTCGACGGATCATTAGGATCATCTTCCCCGTCTCCATCTTTTGTATATGTCTGGTTGATATAAACTTCATCGCCGCCTTCGATAGTAGGCATACCAAGAAGTCTATTAATATCGTTTTGTCGATACTTAGCGCTCTTAACAAGGATTGAGGCATAAAGCGCTTTTTCTTGTGGTGATAGAACGACTAACGGATTTGTATCTCCAGCGATTCTATTTCCCGCATTAAGTTCGCCAACAGTGAATAACTTATAAGTCAATTCTTCAGCGATCTCTTCTACGAGCGGTTCAATGGTAGTCTCATAATAGGACTGCCAGTTCTTGGAATCGAATTTACCCTTACAGATATCAGGCGTACATCCCATGTACTCATAGATATCATTCTTAAGTGATTCGATTTCAGGAGCCTGCGCCCACTTACCATTACTCTGAACTTCTGTGAGCTTCTCATTACCACTTACGTAGATAACGCCATCGTTAGATTCTAAGAACCTACGAGCGTATTCTTCTTGTCTTGCCTTCATATTAGGTTCACTAACTGGAGCACCCGCTTGAATAATGAATCGAATGTATTGAGACGCTTTCATCGCAGCTGCTAAACCTGAATATGACGCCTGGATTCCCTTTAAGGTTTCCGCGATTGGTAATGAGTATTTCCCGAATAAACCATGTCCCACATTGATTGAGCCATGGATTCTATTAATTCATCATTTTCAGCACCAGCTAGTGCACGATGCTTAACTCCATTTGGTGGTTTAACCATTTCACTTAAAG